TCGTCGCTGGCCGCCTGAACAGGGGCTTAGTCGACACGTTCGCGGGGCATGTCGATCCCTACGCCCATGTCATTTCCGCCAACATCCATCGCCGCCATCTCACCACCGAGCAGAAGCGGGAACTCATCGCCAAGCTCATCAAGGCGCAGCCGGAGAAGTCGAACCGGCAGATCGCCAGGCCCGCGAAGGTAGACGACAAGACGGTGGGCGTCGTGCGCGCCGATCTGGAGGGACGTGCGGAAATTCCGCACGTCGCGACGAGGACCGACAGCAAAGGCCGCCAGCAGCCGGCGAAGAAGGCCACAGCCGAGCGCAACCGTAAGGCCCGCGAACGTCACGCCGGCGCGCGCGCGCGGAAGCAGGAGGACGAGCTCAAGGCGCATGAGGCCGAGGAGGCGAAGGCTGCGGCCAAGGCGGCTCAACTTGCCGCCGATTTGATGAAAGCCAATCTCGGACAGCGCGTGCTCGCTTGGCTGAGGTGGCAAGAAGGCCACCCCTTTCTTCTGCAAGATGCCCTGAGCGACCTGCTCAACGTTTACAACGATCCGACGCCCGAAGCCTCCGCCGCGGCGACGAAGGCCAAGTTTGCCGCAGCCGACGACGGCCTCGACATTCCCGCATGTCTGCGGCGCACATTGTCCGGGCCTGCACTATGAATCGTGAACGCCTCCCGAATCGCCGCGTAGCCGAGACCTTCGAAGTCGAGGTCAACGGTCTGCGCTATACCGCGACCGTGGGTCGGTTTGTTGACGGCCGCATCGGGGAGATCTTCGTTCAAAATAGCAAACCGGGCAGCACAAGTGATTGCTACATGCGTGACGCGAGTATTAGCGCGTCGCTCGCGCTTCAATATGGCTGCCCGCTTGAAACACTCCGACGCGCCTTGCTGCGCGACCCGCGCGGCACACCATCGACCCCAATCGGACGTGTGCTCGACCTGCTGGCGGAGCTGGACGACAACATGGAGAGCGCTTGATGCGCCGACCGCTTCGCCACGTGCTGAACGCGCTGCACGATGCCGATATCGAGATCGACTGCATCTACGAGGCGACTCGGCATACCGAGATTCATCTATCGAATGGCGAGCTTTATCGCGTGCCACTCGGTACTCACCCGAGCCGCAGGTTCGAGCGCGGCTTGCGATCGTTCATCCGGAAACTTTCCGAACGGAGGTGTTAGCGTGAAGATCATCACCGCGGATGAGCGTTTGGCCGCACGCAACGGTCCCAAGATCCTCGTGGTCGGACTTCCTGGTGTCGGCAAGACCTCACTGTTGCGCACGCTGCGCACGGAGATGCTGGCGTCGACCCTGTTTATCGACATCGAGGCCGGCGATATCGCGGTATCCGATCTCCCCGTCGCCAGCGTGCGTCCGCGCACTTGGTCGGAATGCCGCGACATTGCCTGTGTTCTTGGCGGCCTCAATCCGGCGCTGCCGGCAACCGCCGCCTATTCCGAGGCGCACTACAACGAGGCGATGAAAAACCCCGAGCTGGCGCAGCTGGGATCCTTCAGCGTCCTTTTCATCGATAGCGTGACCGCTGCCGCCCGGCTTTGCTTCACTTACTCCGAACAGCAGCCCGAGGCTTTCACCGATCGCGGGCGCAAGGATTTGCGCGCGGTTTATGGGCTGCATGCTCGCAGCATGCTCGGCTGGCTCAACCAACTCCAGCATGCGCGCGAGCGGACTGTCGTCTTTGTGGCGGTACTGGAGAGGCACGTCGACGACCTCAACATCGCCAGCTGGCAGCCGCAGCTGGAGGGGGCGAAAACCGGGCGCGAGCTGCCAGCAATTGTCGACGAAATCATCACCATGCAATGGGTCGATTTCGGCGATCGCAAGCCGGTGCGCGCGTTCGTCACGACAAATCCGAATCCCTGGAATTATCCGGCCAAGGACCGTTCCGGCCGTCTCGATCAAATCGAGCCGCCAAACCTTGGCGCGCTGATCGAGAAGCTTGCCGGTCCTGGCCAGCGCAAACCCTTCACCGTCGTTTCACCCGAGCCAAGCGCTCAAACATAGGAGCTAGGCCATGGCCTACGATTATTCCGACGCCCCGCCCGCACGCGATTTGGAGCTCATCCCGCACGGGACAACCGCGACCCTCGTCCTCCACGTCCGCCCTGGCGGGGTTGGCGAGGATGGCATGCTCAAGCGCACCCGCGCCGGCGATGCCGAGATGCTCGATTGCGAACTTGTTGTCGCCGATGGGCCGCACGCGAAGCGCAAGTTCTGGGAGCGGTGGATCCTCAGCGGCACTACGGCGGGCCAGGCGCAAGCCGCCGAAATCGCGCGCAGCACGCTCAAGGCGATCCTTGATAGTGCATTGGGCCTCAAGCCCGACGATCTGAGCCCGCAGGCGCGTGCCGCCCGCACGGTCAGCCTCAAGCAATTCGAGGGCATGACTTTCATTGGCCGTATCGGCATCGAGAAGGGCCGGCCGAAGAACGACGGCTCGGGTGAAAACTGGCCGGACAAGAACATCCTCGCGGGGGTGATCACGCCCGACAAGCGCGACTGGCGTCCGAGCGAGCAACCGCCGCCGTTCAATGGTGGCGGTAGTCGAGCGCAAGCTGCGCCCACCGAAACCGCAGCACCCATCGCGCGACCGGGGTGGGCGTCGTGAAGAAGAAGAAGACCCGCACCATCTGTGAGGTCTCCCTCTCCGTGCTCGAGGATCAGTGGCAGCGGAATTCCACCGCTGCCGCTATTGAGGCTGCGCGTAGCGTTATCCAAATGGACGGTCCCATTCCGCCGGGCACGCCGGTGGGGCGGCTCAGTGATACTGAGTGGAGCTGGATCCTTGCCGCGATGTTGTTCGCCTGGATCGGCAAGCGCGCCGAGCAGGCAGCCGCCGAGCAACTCGATACCGAGCGCACCATCCGGACGATCGCGCTCGACCCACAGCCGTGGGATGCGGGCGCGGTGGCAGCGGTCTTGCCGGATCTCGCCGATGCCTGCGCGGACACCGTCGATTGGTCGAAACCGCTCGCGCAGTGGCCACGTGAAACCATCATTGAATTCCTGCTCAAGGCGATGCCGCTGATCCGCAAGGCCGTGATCGCGCGCGACCTGAGCGACAGGGGCATCACTCGCCAATCGAGCGCCGCCACGACCGCGCGTCAGGCCAATGCCGCTGCCGGTGGCCCACTCATGGAGCCGGGGGAACTCAACGAGAGGAGGATAGACATCATGACTGACATTACTGGACCAGATGGCGGGCCGCTCGCCTTTGCGACCCACAAGGAGGCCGACGTCTATCGCGCGCTGCGTGAGGCCGAGCCGCCGCTGCTGAAATTCCTACGCAGGCATCGCGCCGAGGTCCTTCACTTGTGCAGATTGGCCCACGACGCGCTCGCGCAACCTCACGGTTGTGGCTGCAGTGCTGCCCTCGAAGACATCGAGCGCCGCCTCAGCAGTCTCAACTACGCGATGGTCGAGGACATCTACCTGGCCGAGCTCGATGCGGCCGCGGAGACTTCTCGTGCTCAATCTCAATAGAGCGAATTTGGCGCTCGAGCCGATCAATACCATGATCAATGACGCGATCGAGCGTGCAGCCGCGACAGCAGCGGAGTTGCCGCGGCCGTACCTCGGAGCGTCGATTGTTGGACACGGATGCGCACGGCGCATCCAGTTTGATTGGTGGTGCAAGCCCATGCTCGCGGCCAGGACGCGCGAGATCTTCGGGCGCGGACACTATTTCGAGGAGCGCGCGCGCCAACAGTTTATCGCCATCGGTTTTAAGTTCGCGCCGCCTGAAGCGCTCGCCTTCAGCGCCGCGGGTGGTGCGTTCCGCGGCCACGCTGACGGCATTATCATTCATGGCCCCGACCTGCCGGGCGTTTATCTGATCTACCCCCTTGTCTGGGAGCATAAGGCGGTCAACGCCAAGAACTGGCGCGCGGTCGAGCGTGACGGGCTTGAGAAAACCTTTCCGCAATACGCCGCGCAGATCTCGCTCTATCAAGCCTACCTCGACAGCGCCAACCCCGCGCTATTCACGGTGACGAACGCGGATACTTGCGAGTGGTTGCACTTCCTCGTGCCGTTCGATGCTGAGCGCGCGCAGCTATGGTCTGACCGCGCTGTGAACATCATCGAGGCAACGCGCGCCGGGGAATTGCTGCCGCGCGGTTATGACGATCCCGAGGATTGGCACTGTAGGGTTTGCAGTCATCGTCAAAGGTGCTGGGGGGTCAAATGACTGACGACGCCCCAAGACTGACTGTGACAGGTTGGGAGACAGAGATGTACTCGGTGGAATTGGAAAATCGCCTGCACGCGATATGGGAAAAGCAGGCTCAGCTCGAACT